TTCAAAGAGTCGATTGAGCGGGAAGCCTTCACGTGTGCGGCAACTGCGGATTCCATGACGGTCGCGGCTGAGCCTGAAAAGTCTTCGAAGTTCATCGCGGCGGCGGCGTTGGCGATTCATGACAAAGGCGCAACGTGGTGTATTCAGCATCCGAAAGCGTTTCAGAGCGAGGTGATCAAGTACCTCGGATGGGCGGTTCGGATTGCGTTGATGTTCAGCGGCGGCGGAACGTTCGTTGTGATCGCTCGCGTTCTGTTGCCAATCATCATTGAGGTTCTTCATCGGCAGTTCAGCGTGTGCGGAGTCAGCAGCGTGGCGAATGATTTTGCCCGCATGGAAACAGAAGCCAGACGAGTTCTGAAAGGGTAGTTCGATGCCGTGGTCAAAGATTTTCGCAATGCTCCTGCCGGTGATATCGGCCATTCTCGCTGCACTGACAGCCAACAACGTTTCGGCGTTGTCGATGGCGGCTGACCCGGCAACGGGCACTGAGGTTGGCGTTACCGGGCTGGCCGGTTTGGGTTCGTTGGTCACTTTGCTCGGCGGTCTGTTCGCGACGTGGCGGGCATCCGGTCGAGTCAATCCAACAAGAGCTGCGGAAGTGGCGGCACTGGCAACGCTGGCGGCAACGTGCATGGCTCGCGGTGACGGAGAAGGCAATCGGCTGGTGAGTCTACTCGCGGAGCATTTCGCGATTCAGAACGGCGACAAGAAACCGACACCAGAAACTGAAACAACTCGCTCGCTGCATGACCTGCTTACGGAGATCACGAAGCGGGCACGAATCGAAGCGGCTGAAGCTGTTGCAAAGGGCACTTAATCCGATGCGTTGGATTGGCTCACACATCCTGTTCGCTGTTCTTGTTGCTGGCTGCATTCGGCCAGTACCGGGGCCGGTCGCGCCGGTCGATCCAGTGCAGCCGGAACCGGTTGTTCTGACTCCGGAATTGGCAGCGGCACGGTTCGCGGACGACTACCGGCAACGGCTGGCGGTGGTGGCTGGTGACGTGGCGACGAAAGCAGAGTCGGGACAGTTCGAAGACCTTTCAGCGGTCAATGATGCTTGGGTGACCGGTTCAAAAGACGCTCGCGAACAGGCGCAGGTGGCGTTGATTCGTGCGATGAACAAGGCGTTGACGGACTCCAAAGGCAAACCCGGAACGGAAGCGGCGGCGTTGTTCAGGCAACTGGAATCAGGCTTCAGGAAAGGCGGTGCAAAGTGAGCGAGCAATTCACCGGCTACAACATCCTGAAGCACGGAGAAGCCGACAACGAAGCGTTGAACTCAACCGGCATCGCGTTCTGTTACGGAGCAGGAGCGGGCGACACACACAAGTTTCTCGACCCGACAGCAAACCTGCACATCGAAAATCAGGGAAGCCATCCTTCCTGCGTTGGTCATGCCGTCACAACCGTTGCCGAGACGATCGCAGGGCTTCAGGTGGGAAGCTGGAACAGCATTCCGCAGTTATCGCGTAAATTTGCATGGGAAGCGGGCCAGCAACTCTGGATGGGGAAAGTCAACTGGCGGGAAGGCTGCACCATCGCACACGGCGTTCAATCCCTGATGCGAAACGGCGTACCACTCGAAAAGGTGGCACCGTATGACTTCTCGGCCAAGTCACTGACTCCGGAATCGTACCGGAACGCCGAACAGTACAAGGCCACCAAGCAGGCTCAGCTTCAATCGTACGATGACTGCCGAAGGTTCCTTGACGGCGGCTACGGCGGCATTGTCGCGGGCGTGAACTGGACCAAGGCAATGTCCTCATGCGGCGGCACGATGCGACGTGCGGACGTTGACGAGAAGAACCGCAGCGTCGGTGGTCATGCCGTGGCCATCGTTGGATTCGATTCAGACGGATGGCTGTTGCTGGTCAATTCGTGGGGCCGCGAATGGGGTGATAACGGCGTTGCCCGCGTTGAACCGTCCGCGATCGACTACCTGTTGAAGCGGCCTTACACGGTGATGCGAGGCGTTACCGACATGACCAACTTTGACCGCGTTCGCGTTCTCGAATCGTGGGGCATGGGTTAATGACCAGAACACTCCAGACAATCGGATGCTTGATCGGTCGCGGCGTCAACTGGTTTGTTGATGACGTCGTTCTGCCGTTGCTGGCCGTCTCACAGATACTCCTTTGGGCGTTGGTCCTGTTCGTTGTCTTCTGCGGCGGTTGCATCCCGCACAAACCGCAGACACCGGCACCAGAACCAACGCCGAAGCCGGTGATCGTCGCGCCAATCGTGGACGACACGCCGGACGCATTGACTCTGAAAGTCAGTGCGGAATCGTCGCTGGTGGCAACGTTACACGAGATCATCGGCAGCGGCGGCAGTGTGACACTTAACCCGGAACAGCCGATTGTTGTTTCGCGACCTGAAGCCACATTGACGATCAAACCCGGAACGCAACTGAACTACACGATGACGGCTGACGGTGGATCGTTCACATTCAGCGAACCACGGCCACGAGTGACCGCGAAAGTCTGGGGGCTGCGAGTGTCTCCCGAACTGACGCGGCTGGAGCTGTCAGCGGACAACACTGGAACGGCTCACGTCCAAAGTGGGCCGATCAAGTTACAACGGCGGTTTGCTCTGAATTGGGAACAGCCGAGCGGAGCAACCGAAACCGAACAGCCGGCAACAACGCGGCCAGTGGTGACGATCTACACAACGGACGGCTGCCGATACTGCGACATGGCGAAAGCTGAGTTGCGGAACGTCGATCAGTTCGAGCTGCGGGAAATCCACACGCGATCGGGCAAGGTTCCCGGATGGGTGACTAGTTACCCGACGCTGCACTGGCAGGTCCAGAACGGCTGGCGGCAATCGGTTGGATGGGTGAGCGGCGCGGCGTTTGTCGAGACGTGGCAGCGATCGCAGGCAATGGAGTCTGCGAACTATCAGGGCCGGTCATCAACTCAATGGACGTTCCCCGGCAGCACTCGAAACGAACTGATCGCACATCTTCAACAGGGTGAGCACTCCGGAAAGTTTACCAGACAGCAGCTTGACGCGATGACGTTCAACGAACTGCAACAACTACACGCCGACGACCACGAAAACAACGTCAACTGGCAGCTAATTCAACGCCCATCGGCACAGCAGGCCGCAAATTCATTTCGTCGAACAACACAGCAGAAAAGCAGGGCATGTCTGTTCTGACTGTGACGAATCCGGAGCGGCGGGCGTCGTTTTGTGACCACAAAAAAGAAACCAGTGACGGGCAGGTCACAACTTTAATGGCAAGGAAAATGTCAACAACCAGGGATGAAGTTTCAAATATGTGGAAGACCATAGCAACAACAGTCACGACGGTAGTGATTGCAATGCTCGCTTTCTGGCTGGTCGAAGCTCGCGAATATCCGACTCGCGATGAAGTCTCGACAATGATCAGCAAGGAATCTCCATACGTCAAAGATCAATCATTGATCATCAAGCAGCTCAATGAAAACGAGCTGACAAACAAAGAACTGACAGCGGCCATCTACGCCTTGAAGGTTCAGATTTCTGAACTGAAATCAGCCTTAACAACGAAATAACGCAGTGACTCCACTTTCATACAATACCGATGTTGAGCAGATTGCAGGCGGTCGCAAAAGGCATCGCGTTTCTGTTGGATGGTTGAATTACCTGAAGCCAGGAGCGAATGAGCCGTGGCGACCAATCAGCAATCGAATTGCATCCGACCTTAGACTTACGACGTTTCCGGGCGAGGTACAGTTTCCAGCCAGTTCTCAAGGCTGGACTGACATGCTGTTCAATTCCGCGTTTTCGATGCGTAGATACGTTGACGAGCGGAACGGAAATAATCCGGAGCCAGCATTCGGGCTTCAGATGGCCGTCGAAACTCAACGCAACGTGGCAGGCCATATTGACGAGTCCCGTCCGTGGCAGGTGTTGTACTCAAATGCTTGGGACGCTGCGGATTTGCGGCTCGGGTTGTGGCATGGGCGGGCAGCACGCATCGAAAAAGTCGTTGACATTCATTCGATGCCGTCTGGTAGTACGCCATTCGTCGAATACTCATTTCTGCTGAAATCCAGCACGGCGAAAATCTGGACAGGAAAAACTCTTGACGTCCGACCATGGACCGGCAGACCAGGTGAGGCGGTGTCACTCTATAACGGCGAGGCATTCATTGCCCGGCTCGATTCCTGGACACGCGGCGCAATGCTGCGAAAACCGATCGCCTGGTATTACAAAGCAGACGGAACGCGAGTTGATACGCCGATTGAGGTTCGATTCACGATCACGGCTCTGGAAACAGTTCGAGCCACAAAACGCATTCCGCGTTCACTGATCGCTGCTGCCCTGGCTGCCGGTTCACATCTCTACACAGACGCAACATTCACGCCCGACGCGAACCCGGAAACGAACAGTGTAGACGGTTACGTGAACCGGCAGAGTGTTGACGTCTCATGGTCCGACATGCAGAGCGGATCGACCAGCCTCTCGGTGAGTGATACCGCTGGCCTGGACAACATCATTTACTTGAATTGTTCCGGCACGACGAATCAATTCAGTCTGCACCGTCGCACCTACTGCTACTTCGACACGTCCTCGCTCAGCGACACAGTTCTGACCGCTTCAGCGTCGTTCGTCTGCCCATCCGGCTATCCGAGTGTCGCCGGTTCAGCCGGATTATCCGCGAGCCTGAACGTCGTGAACTGCACATCGACAGGCACGACAGAGCTGGCGACAGGCGACTGGAATCTGATCGGCACAACGCGCCTGGCTGACACCGCGATTCCGTGGGGCACTTACGGTGACAATGTTCGCCGCAGCGTGACCTTTAACGCGACCGGTCGCGGCATTGTCGACGTCGACGGCATGACTCGCCTGGCGTGGGTAATGGAGCACGACGCGGGCGGATCGCAGCCACCGTGGGCATCCGGTTCATCATCGTACATGCGGATTCTTTATGCCGACGCTGGAGCCTCAACCGCTCCGCAAATGGAGATCACGACAGGCATCCCGAACGTGCCAGCTCCGATCGCTCACCGATACTACCAGCAACTTCAAGGTAACTGATCATGGTTATTCCATTACGACAAAGCACAGCCAGCCAGACGGTTCTGATTGGGCCGTTCGTGGACGATACAGACGGGAAAACGCCCGAAACGGCTCTGTCAATCGCCGCTGCGGATATCCGCCTGTCAAAGAACGGCGCGAACATCGCTGGCAAAAACTCCGGCGGCGGCACGCACGATGAACTAGGAATGTATGCGATCACGTTTGACGCAACGGATTCAGACACCGTTGGCAGGCTTCAATTGATCGTCGTGAAATCCGGAGCGTTACCAGTCAAGGCCGATTTTCAGGTCATGACGGCAGCCGCCTACGATGCTCAATTCGGATCGTCAGCCACAAACGTCATCGACGACGCCCAGCTCACCGCCAATGCCTGCAACAAGATCGCTGATCACGTTCGGCGGCGAACACAAGCCAACGTCGAATCGTCCTCAGACGGCGACACGCTTTCGCTCGCTTCTGAGTACGGCGCGATTCAACAGGCTCAATCATTCTCGCCTGTCGGTTCAGCCGGTTCCTACACCGGTCTGGAAGTCTTCCAGACGGACGGAGAAACATCACTCGGCACGCTCGATATCACAACGGCAGCAACCGCCAAGCCGATTCGCGGGGGAGCAATTTCAGCATGACCGCAGCATTCTACATGCTCTGCATTCTCGACGGTTACGTTCCATCCGGATTGCCAGAGCCTGACGAAAACGTCCTCACCACTGGCCTCAATCTCACCCTCAGCCTGTAGCATCAGGAGCTTCATAAATGTTTGGTCGAACAGGTATCCCTGACGATTCAGAAGTCGTCACGCCTCATGATTCAACTAACCTCACCCGCACAGCCTCAGGCTTCATGGTCGGCACGTCCGGAGACGTCGCCATCGTTCATCGTGAAGGCGCATCGCCAGTCGTCTGGCCCGTTCTGGCCGGTGCTCAGTACGCCTGCCGTTTCGTACGCATCAATTCCACCGATACCACTGCCGGCGGCGGCATAGTCGCATTCTTCTAAGAGTCCAGCCATCCCATGCAGATTCGAGACCGCATCAAGGAGCTTCGACGTGTTCCCGCATCCGAGCTTCATCGCAATCCGGCAAACTTCCGCAAACACTCACAGGCCCAGCAACAGGCCATGCGGGAGATGCTGGATTCGGTCGGTTACGTTGATGCCTTAATGGCATGGGAATCGCCCAACGGCCTGGAACTCCTGGACGGTCACATGCGGGCCGATATCGACCCAACGGCAACCGTTCCCGTTCTGATCGTCGACGTCAACGAACACGAAGCCGCAAACATCCTCGCCACGTTCGATCCAATCGGGCAGATGGCTCAGAACTCACGCAAAGAGCTTGACGCCCTGCTCTCCCGCGTGACAGTTTCGACCGAAGGCATTGGCGACATGCTTTCGAAAATCTCCAGCTTCAAACTACCGAAGTCAAACATTCCCGATAATCGCCCGACGCTGGCCACCGTCTCAGAGTCCAGCCCATCGCAGCCGTCTGATTCAGCTTCTCAATCAACAGAAAAGCCGAAACTCAATTCCGGGCCTGCAACGCAACTGATCACCATCGTTACAACGGCAGCCGTTATCAAAAAGTGGCAGCAGTACAAGGCATCGATCAGCCTCACACAGGACGCAGCCGCTTTCGCGAAACTCATGGAATCCATCGAATGCTGAGTGTCTATTACGGCGGGTTCCTGGTCGCTCCGGCTCCGCTGGAACTGTCTCTCAACTACTGCTCACATAAATGCGCGTACTGTTTCGCAAATCTCAACAAACCTACGCGCCGCACTGAGCTGGCTCAATCAACAAATCTGCTTGCCGATTTCCACAATCGCGGCACGCTGGCAGCACGATTGCTTCAGGATGGGTATCCGGTTGTTTTCTCCAACAAAACCGATCCATTCGCCACGTCGAACTACAAGCAGACAATTCCACTCACAGAACTCATGATCGCTCAAAACGTCCCGATCATGTGGCAGACACGCGGCGGAAAAGGCATCGATGACGTGCTCTCCATCATTCCACGATCGGCCTTCTACATATCAATCTGCCAGGCTGACGACGCAATCCGGAAGCGAATTGAGCCAGGTGCTCCCACTATTCAAAGCCGTCTCGATTTAGCTGAAAAGCTCCTGTCACTTGGCCACGTCGTAGATATCGGTATCAATCCGCTTGTGCCTGAATGGATGCCAGACCCGTTCTCATTTCTCGACCAGCTTTACGCCATCGGCATCCGACACACATCCATCTCGCCGCTGCACATGAATCATAAGCAGGTCAGCAAAATGACCGACCGCGAAAAGGAATCAGTCGGTGAACTGATTCTGAAGAACGCACAAAAACGTACGCCAAGTGTCACCGACATGGCCTATGTCGAATCGGCCTGTCAGCACGCCAAATCTCTCGGGATGCACGTCTATTCCTACCTGGATGCTGACGCCAGCTACTATTACGACGCCTACCGCGAAATCTATCCGCGAACGTTTCCAATGGCTCAGGATTTCCTCAATCACTGCCATGAAACGAAACAGCCAGGCGACCTGATTTTCTTCGATGAGTGGTCTGACTTTCTGTGCGGCTCACTTCCCGCCGGAAAGCACAAGATCGAACACTACATCGGCGCGACCCGACATGATTTAGCACGTTCGCAGAAGTTCCCGAAGTTCATGACGTACCGTCAGCTACTCGGCCTGTCATGGGGTGATCAAGGCTCGAAATGGCAGCCAACGAAGTGCAAGGCATTCGCCTATATCATCGACGATGACAATAATACAATCGTTGATGACAATGATTTGCCGGTTCTCGTATGGTGCGGGAGTCCGGGCATCGACAGTTGGGAACTCACAATCGAAGAGGTGAATAATGTTCGAAACTCTGTCAGGCAGGAAGCGGCCAGGAACTGTTAATCAGCAGAGCGGCTTTGGCCGTGGTCGATCAGGAAGCCGGACACGTCGCTCCGGATCAAACACGCAAAGAAACAATGTTCGACGAATTCAGCGATCGCTGTTTGTGTAATCCGCTCGGTTAACGGTCACCGCAAAACAGGACAGGGCATCGAAAACGGTGCCCTGTTTTTCTCAATGGCAAAGTCAGGGAAACGCAGACAGAAACGGCTAAGAGCCAAACAGAGGGCGGAAGCCAATGGCCCATTGAACGGGGAGGGGCCGGATGCTCACCTCAAGTATGGCTACAAGGCCCGTCTTGAGCAGATGGCAATCAGTCGCGGCTGGATCGACCGTGGAGAATCCAGGTTTCCGACTCGCGAGAATCGCGGCGATATCATTAGGGGCATTGAAGCCAAAGGTGATATCAATCTGATTGAGCGGCTGACTCTTTCCGCGTTCGACGGCATGGATGCTGTTGAGGAAGACGGAAAGCCAAATCACAGACGGCGGGGAATCGCAGAGCGGCTTGTATTGGCGATGGAACTGGCGAATCAGCGGGACGATCAGACGCCATCAAATCCAACGCCTCAGCAGCATCTGCATTTGCACCAGAACGGATCTCCGGATGTCGCAGGCCATGTTTCCAGCGGAGTACGAAGCGGCGATTCAGAGCCTGCTCGCGTTACCGCCGAACGTTCTCGACTCGTTGGACTTGTCGCTGAAGCAAGGCGGCGAATCGCCGCAAATACTGGAATTCAGGGACAGCCTGGAACTGCCGCCGCTGAGACCGTGGGAGATGGTTCCGGCGATCAGCCTGCATGAGTTCGTGCGTCAGGCCTGGGATATCATCGAACCAGGTACGCCGTTTGTGGACAACTGGCATATCAGGCTGCTGTGCGAAGAAGCGACCAGGACCGTAAAACATCAGCAGCCGGATTGCGTGGTCAATATCCCGCCTGGTTGCATGAAGTCGATCCTTTTCAGCGTCTGCCTGCAACCGTGGCTGTGGACGTGGTGGCCTGAACATCGCGGCCTGTTTATTTCGTACGGGCTATCTCTGTCGATCCGTGACAGCGTGAAACGGCGGCAGATTGTCGAGTCTGACTGGTATCGAGTCAACTGGCCACACGTCACATTGAGAGGCGACCAGAATCAGAAGACGCGATTCGAGAACGATCACGGCGGTTGGTCATTCGCGACGTCTACCACCGGCCAGATTACGGGCGAGCATCCGGATACGATCGTGATTGACGACCCGCATAAGGTTGACGAGGCATTCAGCGAATCCGCACGGCAGGACGTCATTAACGCATGGTCGCAGACGATCAGCTCACGCGGCAGATCACGCCAGGCGACTCGATTTGTCATCATGCAGCGGATTCACCGGGAAGACCTGTCTGGCTTTCTGCTTGGCCCTGAATCGGCCTGGCGGCATGTGTGTCTGCCAATGCGGTTTGAGCCGGAACGTGAAGATACTCATGAGCTTGATCCGCGTTCTGAGTCTGATGAGCTGCTCTGGCCGAAACTGTTTACTGATTCGATCGTCGGTTCGCTTGAGGCGGCTTTAGGCGTCAGCCAGACCGATGGGCAGCTACAGCAGAGGCCACCTGACAACATCACCGGTATGGAGTGGCCAGCATCGTACTTTGAAGACGATGTTGTTTTCTGTCGTGAGGCTGATTGGCCGGACGCCTTCGAATTCGGCGTCATCGCGATTGATCCGTCGAAGGGGAAAGACGCCCGCAAAGGCGACTATTCAGGCATCGGGTTCATGGGCCTGTCACGTGGCAAGCTCTGGGTTGACTGCACATTGGAACGCAGACCGTCAGAGCAGATAGTGTCTGACGGAATCGATCTTGCAATTGAATACAGCAATTACTTACACGCATTCGGTATTGAAACGAATCAGTTTCAGGAGTTGCTGGTTACGCTGTTTCAGGCTGAAGTTGAACGCCGGAAGTTGTTCCCATTGCCGATTTACGAAATCGACAACCGTATTAAAAAGACGATTCGCATCAGTCGGCTTGGCCCGTATTTTCACCAGCATCTGATTCGAGTGAGGGACAACGCGGGCGGCAGGTTGCTGGTAAAGCAGTGTCGGCAGTTTTCATTGAAAGAGCAGCCTGGCGTTCACGACGATGGCCCTGACATGCTGGAGATGGGTGTCCGGATCATGCGTGAGCTTGTTGGCGAGGAATTTGTAACAGCATGACGACAGCATCCCCAGACCATACGCCGCTGGTTTATCTCGCTGGACCAATGCGAGGATTTCCGCAGTTCAATTTCCCCGAATTCGACCGATGGGCCGGTATTCTTCGTGATCTTGGTTTCGCCGTGATCAGTCCGGCGGAAATGGATCGTGAAGCGGGCATTGACGAGAAAACGTTGAGCGATGCCGATATCACTCAACAGATGAAGCGGGAGTTCATGAGCCGCGATTGCGAGGCGGTTTGCCAGGCCGATGCTGTGGCGGTGATGCCGGGCTGGGACAAATCGCACGGAGCAATGATTGAGGTGAGCCTAGCTTCAGTGATTAGCATTCCGGTAATTGATGTTGTCACCATGCGGGAATATGGGCCTGGTGCTGGTTACATTCAAATGCGTATCCAGGAACTTCAAGAATCTGGCGACACGAGCAATCGAGTGAAGACCGGCACTGAAACACGCCGTGATATCCTCAAGCAAATCGAATCATGCGTCTGCAAGGACCGGCAGAACTCCTACGGTGACGCCGAAGACAATTTCGAGCATATCCGGGAACTGTGGGCCTGGTGGCTGCATCGACGCGGGCTGATTGACTCACCTGAAGAAATAACGCGGCTGGATGTCGCTCAGATGTCGTCAATGATCAAGATCGCCCGGAAGGTTGGGAATCTTGAATACCTTGATAACTGGATTGACGATGCCGGGTACAATGTGTGCGGCGGTGGTATTGCGGTCAAACAGGCATCCGGGAAATAGAAATCGCTGCTAGAATATCCTGACAGTTGCGGCGAAGGATTCTCCGCATTCATCCGATCATGAAAGGCAGCCACGCTTACACAGGCGGCTGCGATGCTGGCAAACGAGGAACTCAACGCTTCTGTAGCTCAGATTGAAAATGGTCAGTATGCCATTGAGCACGTTATCGGTCGATACCTTGAGCAGCAGCTCATTGTTAATGGCACCGGCAACGATCCGATGGAACCGATGCTTGGGCCTGACGGCGGGCTGTGGGACGTCATTACCGGCCACGACACTGAAGACTGGCGACCGTACAGCGATGAAGAAGGCCTGGCTAAAGCACGCCGTATCGGACAGTGGCTGAGGCATTGCACGCCGTTTGGTCGATCGGCAATCGAGAATCGAATCAGTTACATCGTCGGTTTCGGCCACACATACAACGTGATGGAACGGCAGGGCGAAGATGCCACCGATGAGCAGAAAAAGCGAGTCAAAGACTGGCTTGATACGTGGCTTGAGCTGAATCGCTGGTACGCGAAACAACAGGAGAATGTTGACCGTCGCGACACTGAAGGCGAAGTCTTTATTCGCATGTTCCGGAATGAGGACGGATATCTCCGGTTGCGTTATATCGAGCCTGGAGCGGTTTACTGCCCTGCCGATTTGAACGGCAAAGATGAATGCACGTTCGGAATCGAGACTGATCCTGACGACGTGGAAACGGTGATCAGGTATTGGGTGAATGACGAGCCGATTGACGCGGACGAAATCCAGCATCGCAAACGCAACGCGAAATCTACAGACAAGCGAGGCACGCCGTTGCTGTGGGCATTCCGGCACAACATTCACCGGGCGATGAAAACGCTGCGGAATGGTTCGACGCTCATTGAGATTCAGACGGCTTACGCGGTGGTCAAGAAGGTCGCTGCGAAGGTTGGGACAACGGTCAAGGCATGGGCACAACAGCAGGCTAATGCACAGGTCACGAGCCAGAAGCCGGGCTACGGTAACGCAGAAACGAACTCGACGTTTCATCAGAAAGTGCAGCCGGGTTCGATGACGACGATTCCGGACACGACGGATATCGAGTTGCCTGGCATCGGTGCCGATCCATCGAAAACGGCGGGAGCTGTCCAGGCAGAAGGGCGAGCTGTTGCGGCGGCGATGATCATGCCGGAATACATGCTGACTGCTGACGCATCGAATGGGAATTTCGCGTCAACGATGATCGCGGAAGGACCAGCGGTTAAGAACTTCGAACGGCTTCAGTATGACGAAATCAAATTCGATCTTGAGTTGATCAATAAGGCTGCTGAATTCGCGGTCGAGATGAACATTCTCAAGGCGGGAGATTTGGAAGTATTGAAGATCGAAGCGGAGCCGCCAAAGCTGATCGTTCGCGATGCCATGAAGGATGCTCAGACGCGGCAGATTGATATCGGAGCTGGCATTCTCAGCATTCAGACGGCAACTGCTGAATCAGGTCGTGATTACGAGACTGAGCAGCAGAACATGGAAGCTCACGACGAATCGAATGGCGTACTGCCAACGAATGAGCGGCCCGACGATTTTCTGAATGACGATGACGAAGATGATCCAGGCGCGGACGGCTCAGATGGCGATGCTGACTCTGGAGACGATTCAAAGGACGGCAAGGCTTCCCGGAAATCCGGAGACGATGAGGAAGATCCAGATAGCGGCGAGCCTGCGGAAAATGATAGTGAAGGCAAGTCAAAGTCGAAGCCGCAACGAAAGAAGAAACCAGCGAGGAAGCGATGATGGTTGAAATTGGCCTGAGTGATACCGAATGGGGCGAGGTGCTGGCGTTGTGCGTCGACAAGGATCCGAAGGTAGCGGTTCTGGCTGATTCGGTTCGCCGCCTGGCTGAGCACGTGGAGCGACTCCATCGAAAAGTCAACGGAAGCGTCGACATGACGGGCATCATCCGATGACGATCGCAGCACAGAAGACCCGCCAGCCGTTCGATGTGTGGTTCACGATGGTGGTTGATAGCAGCGGCATGATCCGGAGAGTCGGCAGGCCGTTCTACAGTTCGAAGACTGCCAAGAGTTGGCTGAAATTCGTACGCGATGCTAATGGTGCTCACACGGCTGTTATTCGAAAATGCCGTATTGAGTTTGACGCAGAGGGCAACGTGAAGCCGGACGTTCTGGCCAGACTTGACACTGAATTCAATTGCGATGTGACGTGGTGAAAACGTGAATCCAAACCTGATCAATTCCCGCCTTCTCGCTCGCGTTCAACACCTCAATATCGAGCGGGCGATGCGAGCGGAAACCATCGCGGATCGGATCGGCGGAATGGTTGATTTCGCTGTCGAAGAGGTTCTGATTACCGCGATTCGTCGCAGTCCGGCAATCTCGAAACAGCGGCGGATTGCGTCCAGGCTGCGAAGGCTCACGCCGGACATGATCAATGAACTCGATTCAATGCTGTCTAAGTTCGTGGTCTGGAATCACAAAGAGACGGTTTCGCTGCTTGCCAGGACGATTCCGCGTAAGTGGTTTCGAATGATACAGCCGGCGGTTGTTCTGGTTGGCGAGCGGGTTGATGAGGAGCCGCCGGTTCCGGAAGTCGTGCCGCCAACAGTGATCGATGTTCCGCCGGTCGCTCAAGGGCTGGCGTTTACTGAGCCGATCGTGGCCAGTCGCCTGACTGATGCTGAGTGGGCTGACTGGCTGGCTCGGCATGTGTTCCCATCTCCGGATACTGAGATGGTGACACGAATCGTCTATTCACCAGTGGCCGGCGAGAACTGGCAGGAGCGGATTACAAAACTCTCTCAACTGGTGCAGCCGGAATCGGTTGCTGCGGAACTGGTTCAGGGCGTGAGTGAAGGCGAGAATATCGATCAGCTTCGAAAGCGGATTCTGCCTCACGTTGAAGGAAATGTCCGGTCATCAGCTCAGCGGATTGCTCGAACGGAATCAATGCGGGTTGCGAATGAGGCCAGCAAAGAGAGCTACAATGAGCTTGGCGACATGCTGGCAGGTCAGCAGATTGATGAGATCCTTGACGAGCGAACGAGGCCGCATCATGCGTTGAGGCATGGGACGGTTTACTGGAAGGCATCGACGGGGAAAACGCCGTTGCTTCAGGACATGCCGGTGATACCTGATGAGCCTAACTGCCGGGGGACCATTGTTCCCGTTCTCACGCCGCCTGACGAGATTCTTGACGATCCGGCCATTGCTGCGGAGTTCGCGAATCTTGGCGGCGAAGCAATCCCCGATCCGATTGAATATCAGCAGTGGTTCTCTGAGGTCGATCCAGGGCGGCGAATGCTGGCAGTGGGGAAAGGCCGGTACAACGAGATGAAGAAGATCCTAGGAGACAGCAGGCAGCCAGAATGGTTTGACTTTGTTGATTCAGACGGCAAACTGATAAGCCGCAAAAAGCTGACGGGAGAGTCAGACCAGGACCGCGAGATCCGCCGGGCAGGTGTCCGGGTACTGGTTGACCAGCGTAGGAATCTGATTCAGCAGATATCGGCTACGGGATTTGTGATGTGACGCCCGAAGAACTCCGGGAGCTTGAGATTCCCGATGATGTGCAGTTGCTGCTTGATCGCATTGGCGACCAGTTAGATGCTGAAGCGTTGCGGTCGCATGTAGCGAAGCTCGGCAAGCAGTATCAGTTCTGGAGCCGATTGCTGGCCGCTGCTGAGGAGCTGGAGCGAATTCGCAAGGCGAGGCAGGAGAAATAGCCTGGCCTGTTGCGTTGATTTGCCGCTGATTTCTGGCCCGTTTTCGTTGTCTGGGATTATTTTGAGAATTCTTTTCGTTTTCTTTGGTTGCGTATTGCATATCCAGCCGATGAAGATAAGATGAGGCCACTGAAGCGGGGACGAGTCAAACAAAACAACAGAAGGGTGAGACGATGAAAATTGAGCAACTTCAGCCAGTAAGATTTGAAGACAGCCGCGAAGTTGCTGAAGCGGCCAGACGGGCTTATCAGGAAAATGGTTGTGGTGTGATGGTCGACGAAATTGACGGCAGATTTCAAATCATCGTTTTCAGGATCGTGGATTAGACAGCTACCAAGCGTCTTGCCCACTAGAATCAATCAATTCAACTGAAAGCGATGCGATGTACAGCACACTGAAAGCCAGGGCGAAGATCGAATGCGGCATCTGCGGTTGCTCCATGAATCGAACCAGACAATTCAAGGTCAACGCGGAAACTCAGGAATCAGCGTTGCAGGAAGCTCGCCAGCGAGTCGATGCATGGAAGTCGACACTTCAGGGGCAGAGCTGCAAAATCTGCAAGTCGATTCTCGCCAACCAGTAAACACCACACACGAAAGAACCCACAATGCAAACCAAATCCCTCACCCTGCTGAATGCCGTTCAAAAGCTCCTGGTTGATTTCGCGAACGATCAGCAAATCAGTCTGGCAGCCGAATTCGGCACGGTCGACAATTTCAAGCGGTTTGTGATCGCGTTCACGTTCAAGCAGCTCACGGAACTTGGCATCGAAACACGCGAGGCGTATGACCTGGTTTTCGGCGATGGCTCATACGATCGGCTGGCTGAAGACGTCTGGACGCGGGCCAATGCCTGTTGAGAATTTTCTGGAATCTTTTTTATTTTCGTGTTGAATGTGTATTGCATAACCTAATAAAGCCGATATACTGTGCATCACTGAAGCGGAAACAAAACAACGAAACGAAATGAAAAGGGTGAGACGATGAAGACTTCAGAACAATCGACGACAGAATCCTGGTCGGTAATTTGCAAAAACCATGATTGCGGTGCTCAGGATGTTGACTTCCTGCGAAAGACAGAACGAGACGCTAACCGCTCTGCCAGGCTGTTTCGGGAATGCGGCTATCAGGAAGTGATTGTTCGGCAGTTCACGAAGTAAGCGAGCGAATCAGCGGCGTTCATCACACACAGAGACAGCATCGAAAGGCACCAGCAATGCAGACCACAACCGACAAAACAATCGCAGCGACGATCCTTGAGCAGCTTGGCGGCAGAAAGTTCATCGCGATGACGGGAGCGAAAAACATGCTCAATCATGGCAACGCTCTCAGCCTTCGCTTGCCGTCACGATTCGCGACTGACGGTATCAATTACGTCAAGGTCACTCTGACGCACATGGATGACTATACGCTGGAATTCGGCAAAGTTCGCGGCATGAATTACAAGCTCCTGAAGTCGATCGACGGCGTTTACTGCGACCAGTTGCAGGAGATTTTCACCGCAACGACTGGCCTGGATACTCACCTGTAATTCGAAAGCGAATCGACGATGACTGAAGCACAAAAGAGCCGAACTGAGAAGATGCTGAAAGGGTTTGCCGGCGAACCAGTGACGCTGGAAACCATCAAGGGCGTTCTGTACGCATTCGCCAGCGAGCTTGGTTGTCTGCGGATTTTCGCGAACTACAACGCGAACGGCTCAGCATACAATCAGAATGTCAGGGTTGGATTCAGCGAAAATCTCGGCACGTGGTTTGTTTCGATCGAGCTGTAGAAATTTCCCGAATTCTTTTCTATTTCTTGTTTGATTGTGTATTGCCTTTCCAACGATGGTCGATACAATCTCCATCACTGAAGCGAACACAAGACACAAACATAAAGGGAACCGCGATGACGACCGCAACCGAAACATACAACGTCGAACTGACCATGACTGACGAGCTGACTAGCGAAACGATCATTCGACGGATCGACAAATCAAACGCCATGCGAAGCGGATCTGAATGCTGGGAACTCGGCGGCGAAGAATCGCAGCGGGCCAGCCTTGAGCGATGGATTGACGAGCGAGGCAATGAGCAGCACGAGACGATCCTGACTCTGGTTTCCTGGAAGTTCTGCTAACAGCTTCTCAGTAAACAAGCGGCGGGAATTCTCAGTCAATTGAAAGGCATTCGCGATGCATATTCTCAACTACCTCAGAGAAAACGAATTCATTCCCAGCGAAAAGAATGATGATTGGTTCGATCGTGGCAATATTCGCGTGGCGATGTCGCCTGGCTGTTCAGATGCCGTGCAACTGATCGGATTCGCTGGCGAGCCTGAATACGGATCATTGATCTGGAAAGTGGAATTCTCACATTCAACACCGTCATGCGTGGTCATTGCAGCAATCGAGGCAGCTCTATCATGAACGAGATCCAATCCACAATCGCCGCATACCTTGCAAATCGCTCAGAGTCGGAAAGCCCATCACGTCACGACCTGCTTTGCTTCGTCGGAATGCTGGAAACAGGGGAAGCGACTCCAGCGGATTTCGATTCTGTTCGGAGTGGCCTGTCTGCTGTAGTTTTGGAATTTCAGAAGAAACTGGCATTGAATCTGTAGTGCTGATTATGGCAAACAGGCTCTGTTTGGGGATGTGCAACATAACGTTTTGAACGTCAGCCGTGTTGCGGCGGTTGACTGACCATTTTATTTCGCAGCCACCCGCAACTCGGCTGCACGTTTTGGTTATCTGGCGAGGTGTCACAATGGGATTGGACGAGCTAACTAGAAAGTCGTACTTGTCCGAGGACTGGTATCAGGGACAGACTCAAAAGTGGGATGAACTGTCTGATAAAGACTGGGTGTTCACTCGTCCGCAGTTTGTTCCGGGAACGGTGGGAATCCACATGCAGCGAGGCCGAGATTCGGCGGAGTTTCGGGTGGATGCTGATTTGACGCGAGAAAAGATCAACACGCGGCTGCTTCGATTGTGTGAGGCGTATGACTTCGAGGTAGCCAGATAACGCTCGGGATGACCGGGCGGCGTAGAGGAGATTTTAACATTTGGACCGACGTGGCAAGCCGCTCCGGTCGATCCCGTTGTTATGCGGCATTTGGAGTTGACCATGCGAATCAGAGCGATCGAACTTGGACGTGCCCAAAAGGGCTGGGTGTGCGACGTGTTTTTCACAGTGCAGACGTTGCGGCAATTTTCCGCAGAGGAGATGGCGATTCGTTCCGGTGGTCGTTGGCTGTTGACGGCGATCTGGAATGGACTTCGCGACGCAAAGAAAAAGGCGAGATCGGAAGAGGCTACGCCGGACGAGCTAAAGCAACGCGGCTGGTCCGCATAACGCTGACACTGATTTGCCGCAGGTCAAATCCAGTGTTTTGTTACCTGAAAAAACTTTCTGATTTTGTGATTGACTATCAGCGTTTACG